TTGAGTTACACGCCACTCGCCTCATGCCCACGTACAATCTCGGGGCGACCGTTACGGATACCGGCTGCAACATTCACCTAATGCCGTGCCGCCCGGCGAACAAAGCAGTCGATGAGGCACTGTCCCGGATGCAATTGGCGATTGCAGACGCACGAGCGGCCGCGTGTTTATTGGAGAAGCCCACGCCATGACCCCATCCCCAAAAATCTGGCAAATCCACACCCTACTCCGCCGAGTGCATCCCGATTGGCGCGGGGCGCTGAATGTCACAGAAAACGTCACGGCCAAAGACGCTACCGATACGATCGTCCTGCGCAATCACCTGCTTACGCTGCGGGATGCGATTGGTGCGGCACTGGAGACGCTGAGTGATAAGGCGGAGGAGCAATGACCCCGCGCGAAATCATCAACGCCGCAATCCACGCTCAAGAGCAGCGAATCGTCGAACTGCGACGCCTTCGAGACGCCGTGCAAGCCAACATGGACAGCTGCGTGGACCAGATCCTTGACGATTTGATCGAAGTCTACAGCGTCCGTCAACTGGCCCGCAAACTCGAACGCAGCCCGCGATTCATCAACGACCTCGCAAGTTTTCGGATGGCGTGCAGTTATGAGTTGTATTTGGAGCTGTTCGACCTCTGGCGCAACCTGCAGAAGAAAGCAAACTAACCATGCCACCAAACGGACCACCGCCACCACTCCCAGACTGGGCACACGACACCCCGCGACCTACGTCGCCGCCACCGCCGAGACGCAGGGCACGCGTTCCGATCGACTCCGACAGCAGCCTTGCCCGTGATGGGCTCCGGGCATTGCGCCGGGCTGTGCAGGATTTCCGCGTGGCTGGGATGTCAAACGCGGAGATCGAGCGGGCGTTTTGGGCGGCGATACGAGATCCGTGGGATGAGGCGACCGAATGACCACCCACACAATCAACCGCGTCACGATTCACGAGGGCGACTGCCTGCAATCACTGCGGACCATGCCCGATGAGTCCGTTCACTGCATTGTCACGGATCCGCCTTACGGTCTATCCTTCATGGGCAAGAAATGGGACTACGACGTTCCATCAGTCGAAGTCTGGCAGGAATGTTGGCGAGTCCTAAAGCTTGGTGGGCACCTGCTCGCATTTGCCGGCACTCGCACGCAACACCGTATGGCTGTGCGGATTGAAGATGCGGGGTTTGAGATCAGGGATATGATTGCTTGGTGCTACGGAAGTGGTTTTCCGAAATCGCTGGATGTATCAAAGGCGATTGATAAGGCGGCAGGGGCTGAAAGGGAGGTGGTTGGGGAAAAAGTGTACGGCGATGGTCACATTCAACGAAACAAGACGCGAAGAAATCAATCAGGCCGTTATAACTACTCTTTGCGTGACGGCGTCGATCCTAACCCCGTAGAAACTGCCCCCGCAACCGAAGCCGCAAAGCAGTGGGCAGGCTGGGGCACTGCCCTGAAACCCGCATTAGAGCCAATCACAGTCGCACGCAAGCCCCTATGCGGCACTGTGGCGGAAAACGTCCTGCAGCATGGCACCGGCGGGTTGAATGTCGATGGGTGTAGGGTGGAGGCTGCGGATTCTGAATGGGTGGCAACCAAATCTCCCACCGGGACATTCAGCCAAGAACATAGACCGTGGAAAGATAAATTAACCGGAGGTGAGGTTGTTTCTGGAGGCAAAGGAGGCCGATGGCCCGCCAATCTTATCCACGATGGCTCTGATGAAGTTGTGGGGCTGTTTCCGGAGACTGCAAGCGGCATGATGAAAGCCGGCACTCAGCGAAGTAATACTTCGGGATGGGCTGGTCCAATGCCCGAGCAAACTGGCAAGGAAACCTACGGTGACACCGGCTCAGCAGCCCGTTTCTTCTACTGTGCCAAAGCCGACTCCAGCGAACGACGCAACAGCAAACACCCCACGATCAAACCGCTGGCCTTGATGCGTTACCTGTGCCGTCTCGTCTGCCCACCCGATGGCATCGTCCTGGATCCGTTTTGCGGCTCAGGTACGACACTGGAGGCCGCGAGGCTCGAAGGATTCCAGGCGATTGGATGCGAGCTCAATCCGGAATACATTCAGGATTGCAAGGAACGACTGAAGCAGGGGGTGTTGTTTTGAACCGCCAGCCAATTCTTGACAGACTGCTCTTGACACCCACGAAAAACTATCTAATCTGACACTGCCGACGGGAAGAGAGACCGCTGGCAAACTACAATCAGACACTCCAGGCTTCATGCCTGTCACAACCCGTCCTCGGTTGCTCTCTTCAGCCGTGGTCGGGTTTTTTATTGCGCTCACATATCGCGTCGGCGGTGACGATGGTGGAGTCACACCAGACTGTAAATCTGGCACAATAGAAACGCTGCGGGTTCGACTCCCGCCTGACGCAAAAGCAGTACAGACATGAAAAAAAGCCTTCCAGTAGCAGCCGCAAGAACCTGCCCAGGGTATCGTGGGATTCGGAACGTCTGGTCCGTAGGCGACAGTGAGGGGCGACACTGCTTTGGGCTCGTGCAGCCGTAAAACTCACGTGACAGCCGGGAAAGACCGGCATTGTTTTCCTGCTGCCGGCCTAGGGATCGGCGGCAGAAGATTCGCTGGTGGGGCTCGAAAGAGTCGACGGTGGGCGAATCAAAACAACGCACCTGACAACGGCGACGGCAGCCGAGACGACGGCGGCAGATTCGCCTGCTACTCTCTGCTCTCTCTCTGGAGGGGGTAGGGGGTGGCATGGCTCAAGCAACCAAACAACAGCAGCAGGAATGCTGCTGGAAGACAACAGGGAACTCTTCGGAAGTTCCGAATAGTTCAAAGCAACCTTCCGGAATTTCCGGATAGTTCAAGAGGCAGAAGGAGATCACATGAGACCAATCGCAAGGTTTATTTTGGTACAAAACTGGGGTCACGAGATTCTGATCAACATCTCGCGCATCGAATCAATTCGAGCGACTGCAGACCCAAACGTTTGCCAGATCCATATGATTGGCGACAAGGAGGACGAGTGCTTTGACGTGAAGCACACCCTACAAGACCTCGTTTTCGTTCTCGACGAGGCTGCCGACGTGCACATTGCCGGCGTGAGAGTGAAGCCAGAGGGGCTGACGTCGCCGGAAATCGAATCCATGACACACAAGAAAAACTGAGTCTCACACACACGACACAAAGGAAACCACATGACCAGATTCATCAGGATGAAGACGACTGCAGGCCACAGCCTGCTAATCAACACCGACCACATCGCATTGATAACGAGCGACCCGGAGGAGACCTACAGCGTGATTCAGCTGTGTAACGCGATTGATCACGACGATTACCTGATCGTTCAGGCAACCGTGGACGAGATTCAGGCGATGATTGAGGCACCAGAAGCAAAGGAAACCACATGAACGAAATTATTCTCACCGACCTACCCACCGAAACACTCGCCGAGATGGCCGCCGAAAAGGCCGCACTTGTCGAACAGCATGGACGGAAGACTGTCCAAGCAGCAATTGACTGCGGACGCTACCTGACGGAAATCAAAGGCCGTCTCGCGTATGGTGAATGGCTGCCGTGGCTGGAGGAGAACTGGCAGTACAGTCGAATGTGGGCATCGCAGTTCATGAAGTTGGCAAATGTAAACGGCACTTTACATTTGGAAAACGCCGGCAGTATTGGCGAGGCCCTGCGAATGATCGGCGAAGCCGAAGAAGCCGCCGGCACCAAACGCACCCGAAAGCCCGCCGAACCAGCCCCCGAAGTGATCGACAACCGCCCGGAATCGCGCACAATCGCGCAGCCCAAACCCACGCCAGACGTGCAAAAACACGAGCAATCAGAGCCGCAGCCAGCCAATCAATCGCGCGGAATCGCGCACGACCTGCCACCCGATGAGCCCGCGTCATTACCGCGGACGAACACTCGCCACACCCCGGCAACCCGTCAGCAGATCGACCATGGGCCAGATTCCGCACCGGCGCAGGCTGTCGAGGACGCCTACGGAATGCCACTACTAGAGGTGGTGATCGCCCAGCATACGACTGCCGAAGTCGTGGCCGCACTTGTGGCCGGCATGGAAGGCACGCAGGCAAAGCGCGTCGCTGCAATCTTGCGCGAAGCCGCGGACAAACTCGATCCGCAGCCCGTCGTGATCCATCACCAGGAGCCAGCACCGAAGCCCGCAAAGCCCGGCAAACATCCTTCAGCCGATCAGTTGATGAATGTGGCCCGCACCTATGAGACAGCGTGGAGCGGCCAGCTGATGACGCAGGTCAGTAAGTGGGCACAGTACAAGCAGTCTTTGACAGGCAACGCCAAAGTCCGCTCTCTCGCATCATGGGAAACAATGCTGACCCGCATTGACAACGTCCAGAAAATGCGAGGAGCCGGCACAGTCTGTGAGATGATCAACAAAGCCATTGCCAACGGTTGGCAAGGCTGGGAACACGATTCAGGCAGCAACGGCAAGCCGACCGTTGCATCTACACGCATCGATTCAGGAGAAGACTACAGTGATCTCGAATACCGCACGGCATGAAGAACTCGGGCTGCCTGACGACGCAGACGCACGGCGCCTCTGTGTTCGTGAGGCCGTCCTTCGAATCAAAGACAAAATTGCAAACCGCACGGACGAGCCGGAGCCAGAGGAGTCCCCGCGGCTGCCGGAAGGCTACGAGGATTCAACGTGGGAAGCCGTGGATGACGCCGATAAAATTAAGCAGTTTGTTCGCGATGTCTGCGCCCGCAAGTCATGGCCGCTGTACATTCATGGACGCCCAGGTGTCGGAAAAACATCGGTGGCTGCACTGATCTACTCCGCATGGACAATGCAGCCGCTGTGGCTACGGGCTGACACAACCCTGCGGGAAATCGCATTCTCAAACAACGAGGACGTTCGGGCGTGGCGGAAACGCATCAAGCAGGCGCCCTGTGTTTTCCTCGACGATCTCGGAGTGCAGGCGCCTAATCCGCAGATGCTGGTGGCCTTGTTCGACCTGCTCGAAGACCGCAAGAATCGGCCGCTGATTATTACCGGCAACCACAACCTTCAGTCACTGCTGCAAATCTACGAGCCGCGAATCGTCTCGCGTTTGTCAGCCGGCGCTACACTGTGGCTCGACGGCAACGACCAGCGAAAAGGACAGGGCGACCGACTTAGAATCGGAGCAAGCAAATGAACCCCCAACACATCGACCGAATCACCATCAACGGACTCGGGCTAAAGCGCTGGCGAGAACACGGCAGCCCCTGCTGGTGGCACCAAATCATTCAGCCCGACGGCACCGAATCCCGCGTCGAAATGCTTCGTAAATCCGGCACCGATACTCTTGTCATTCACGGCGACAAGATCCGGCGCGCCTTGGCAATCTGTGGTGAAGGCGTGCGGCTGGTCTATGCTATCGGACTGCCGGAACCAGTCTATCAGCAGGTAATCACAATCAACCGCGACGAAGTCGTCAGCGGTGCACGGGTGGCGTTTTTCTCAATGGACCTTGAGGTAATTCTACAACGGGAGGCAAACAGATGATTGGCGACACAGTGAAGGTTGGGCCGGATGGATTTGTGCGGCTCAGGGACGTGATGGGCACAGACGCAACCATCTGTGACGCGGCTCGCGTATCGTACGACCAGCAGGGCAAGCAGGGCGACGACAGGAAGCTGATCCGATACCTGATGCGGCACAAGCACACGAGCCCGTTTGAACAGGCGGAGGTGCAGTTCGTTGTTCGCGTCCCAATGGATATCTGGCGGCAGTGGGTGAGGCACAGGACGGCAAGTATTAATGAGTATTCGACAAGATACCGCGAGGCGATTGAAGATGTTGCGATTCCTGCAGTGAATCAGTGGCGGAAGCAATCAAAAACAAACAAGCAGGGCAGCGAGGGAATGTTGTCGGAGTGTGATGGCGAAGAATGCCGAGTGGAGTTTCGGCTTGCCGCAAAAGCGTGTCGCGATGCTTATGCAAATATGATCGACTGCGGAGTCGCCCGCGAACAAGCCCGCTCAGTACTCCAGTTGGCCACCTACACCGAAGCCTTCTGGAAAATCGACCTGCACAACCTCCTGCACTTTATCGCACTCCGCATTGACAAGCACGCACAGCAGGAGATCCGCGAGTACGCGCAGGCAATCCTAGACCTCATCGCCCCGCTGTTTCCGCTGACGATCGAGGCGTTTTTTGACTACCGCGTCAACGCGATGACGCTGTCGGATTTGGACATCGCAGCAATCGCGCGGCAGGACTGGGCCGGAGAGACGATTGAAGATGCTCGCGAGCGTCGCGAGTATTTGGATAAGTTGGTAATCTTGGAACTTGGAGGTGTGAAATGAGCAAGTATACGCGGCAGATCACGCAAACGCTTACAGACGAAGATCAGGGCTTTACAATCAACGTGGACGTGTACGACGTTCTAAGGGCGTTTAGCGTCACCGATCCCGCCATTCAACATGCAATCAAAAAACTACTCTGCACAGGCATCCGTGGGCACAAAGACAGCCGGCAGGATTTGGGGGAGGCTATTCAGTCGATTCAGAGGGCGCTTGATGCGGTTAAGGTTGAGGAGTTGTTGAATCAACCAATCGACGCTGAGTTCGAGGTGGTTCCTGAGTTACAGCCAGTCACTAGCGATGATTCGCCGCAGCCAGAATGTCCATTTAAAATCGGCGACATCATCCAGCACAACATGGACATCGCAGATCAAGCCGGCACAAAATGGCAAATCGTCGGCATCACAAGCGAGCAGCTCTTAGTCGTAAATTTCCATGACCACAACGACGCATCGCACATCGAGCGGAGATTTTGGCGGAATTATTCTCGCGTCGGCCCTGTGGCGCCTGAGGTTAAAGAGCAGGCTGAATGCCCGTTCAGGGTTGGCGACGTGATTCAGTTTCACGACGCGGCAGTCAGTAAAACACTGTGGAAAATCGACCGCATTCTGTCCGACCGGCTGCATGTAATCAGCCACGACCCCTATCAGACCCCGTCACAAATCGACCGACAATTCTGGCCAAACTACCGAATCGTCACGCCGACTACTATTGACGCAATCCAGCAAACCTGCTAAACCCACGACGGGCAACGGAGGCACCTGATTTGCCCCGGAGCGAGCGCCCCGGCGGCAACGCCTCCACGCCGCGACTGTGGGCGCCGCTCCTTTGGAGGCTGTTGTGGTAGAGCGTGATTGGCCGATTACGATTCAGTGCAACGAGGAGCTGCCATCTGTCAGCGAGCCGGCGGGGCACGTTGACGAATTTGGCCCGCACTGGTGGCGGTTGACAGACAGCATTTTGATTCGTGCCGCCATAGCGCAGTCTGTCACAGTCGAAATCGCAATTGGCCGCGGCTATACGTGGGACGGGGCCAGCATTCCATGGTGGGTTTGGTGGATAATCGGAAAGCCGATGGAGCCGCGGTTTGCCTTGGCCTCGCTGGCTCACGACTGGATTTGCGAGCACGCAGAAACGCGACCCCAGCGAGTATTTGGTGACGCGATTTTTCTGTGGCTCCTCAGAGATGCAGGCGTGCCAAAGTGGCGGCATTATGCGATGTTTTTGGCGGTGACGGCGTACCGGCGGTTGATTTGGAGGGCGAAGAAATGAGCGACGAGTGGCGAGTGTTAGAGGCCGGCGAAATAATCCAAGAGGGCGATGAGCGAGACGCATGTGTCAATCCAATGAAAGACGATGCAGTCTGGGAGCGAGTGCCACCGAATGACATCGGCAAGCCCGCGCCAACGCATTACCTTGCGCATACGGTTTACCGGCGGAGGGCGGAGAAATGACCATGCCTGATCTAGGCTGGACCACTGACGGGCACGTCACGGACGTTCATGACGGCGACACAATTACCGTTCGCGTCTTCCGCGATTTCCGGGTGCGGCTGCGCGATTGTTGGGCGCCGGAGTTGGAGGCTATTGAGGCGAGGCGTAAGTGGGGCAAGTATCCGCCAGACAACACTGGTGCGGCGTCACACCTGCATCTGAAGCATTTGGCGGAAGGCTTTCAGGTTCGTCTGCACATCGTGGGCAGCCCGGACGGCGACTTCCGCGACTCCACGAGCATGGGTCGCGTGATTGGTGACGTGTATTTGCTGAAAGACGGGACAAACCTGGCGGAAGCACAGGTCAAGGCAGGGCACGCAACGCGGGAGAAAGTCAAATGAGATCCGTACTTGCCGCGCTGCTGCTCTCCGCCACCGCACAGGCCCAACTCGCCGCATTGCCGGAGGAGCCGACCATATTTGTGGTGACTGCCCCATGGTGTGCTCCGTGTCAACGGTTTCAGCGCGACTGGGACACCGTGCCGGGTCTGGCTCCACTCGTCGGCACGAACTATGCGGTCAAGCGGTGTTCGTGGGACAATCCCAGCAACCGCGCATGGGCACAGCGGCGCGGAGTGACACAGATCCCGACATTTCTCGTCACGCACAGAGGCCGCATAATCGACCAGTGGAGCGGATACAACGGCGACTGGCGGACGTGGCTCGATCGTGTGGGGCTGGCCGATTACCTTGACGGCGGACGTATTGTGCAACGCCAACCAATACCCGCTCCCGCAACGCCACCGCCGACAACCGCAGAGACCCCGCGGGTGGATCTCGATCCGATCAATAACCGCTTAGGCAACCTCGAAAACCTGATCCGCAATCTCAGCCAATCCCGCGAAATCAAGCCGCCGGAGAAGCCTGCGGAGCAATCACCATTCAGCGATCCGCAGCCGAAACCGAAACCACCAGCGACCCCCCGGCCGCCCGCTAAGTCGACGCAAGAAGCGAAGGCTGGCGGGCTGGCCTCTCAATGGGGCGGCGTGCTATCGACAGTCGGCAAAGTGGCTCTCGCTGTGGCGGCTCCCGAAATAGCGCTACCTGCCGGGGCTCTGGGCCTTTTGGGTGCGGCGGTAAGGGTAGTGGGCTCGCGCCGCCGTTCGGTCATTGGTCAGCCTCCAGAGCCTCGGCAGATCGTGCGATCGGAGACGGTGCGGGAGGTGCCAGTGGTAGTTGCGACAGATACGCCACCACCGCCAGCAAAGGTGGTCAGTACATCGCATTACGTTCCAATCGAACGCGAGTCTCATCGTGAGGCGTGGCAGTGGGCGGCCGATAATTACGCCCGCAAATATCCCGGATCAGAGGGTCTGATCCAAACACTCAACAGCATGATTTCTCAATACGAGACATCGAAACAGGAGGCAAAATAGTGCCGACAACATCAGACGCATTTTTGTGGTACAACGTGGGGCAATGGGCAGACTATGGGCTGGCCGTTCCCAACTGGTCGGACGACAACAAAAGCCAGAACGGAGCCATTCGCGACTTCGTCCAGATCGTCGGACGCAACATGCAGGCAATCATGTGGCACACTGACGCACGGCTTTCCACGCCGCCGTCAATCAACACACTTTCCCGGGTCCATCGGCTTTGCGTGCGGGCTCGCCAGTTGCTGGCAAATGCCGCCGTAGCGCCAAACACGCCATTCATGGAGCCGGCTCACGCACTGCCGGCGCCCGAGGAATTCTTGGTTTATCCGGTGCCTTATTTCCGCGTGAAGAACGCATGGATGAAACGCTGGTGCGGGCTGGCACTGCTGGCGTTGACGGAGTCCATGCAGCATCAGGAGAACGCGAGGGCTCTGGAAATCTCAACGGCCTTCGCTGGGCTCGTCGGCCAGTACATTCAGCGGATTTATCGGGACATGGCGACAACGCTGTTAATGGTGCCGACAGTCGACGCAAGCAAGCCCGATTTCACGCTGACGGACGCACAGTTGTCTGGCTACGACCCGAGCAAGTGGTTCACTTCCACGGAGTTGATCGACACCGTCCCGGACCTGATCGGCTGGCCGACTGAGGACCGATTGAAGGTATTGACTGACGGAATTCCAATCGGCTACCTGCCAAACCTCGGCCCCTATCCTGAGTCTGGCGGAATTCCGGCGACTGGCACGATGGCGCCTCCGACCGCCTCATTCATGCCAGCCCCGGGCGCCTAGTATTGACACGGAGCCGCCCTGCTGCTAACAAGCGCAGGGCGTACCCGTCCACCAGCAACCGCGGCAAGGCCCCGCAGAATGACCGATGAAGCCCAACCTGACAATCAGCCAGACAGCGGAGGCATCGACCTGCAGGCCGGCGATAAGCGGGTGCGCATGGGCAAGGACGAGGCTCGGACGCTGCTGGGGTACACCGGCAACGCGTGGCGTGCGGTTGTTTGGGCTATCGCATACGCAGTGGCGATTATCGCAACCTTTTTTGCAATGAGTCTGACACAATGAACATTCTGACCATGGAACTCGGCGAGCAGTTTTTAAAGGCCGCGGGATTCGCGTGGCTCTGTTTTTTGTGGGGCGTTGTGGCTCTCAAAAGCATTGGTGACAGCAAGCATGGCGAGCGACTGGGCAAGGGCTTAATCCTGCTCGCCCCGTTCACTTTGACGATGTTCGGGCAATGGAGCGTGAGGCAATACAATGTGGTTTTGGCGGCAAATCGTATCCCTGTATCGGAGGTGGCAGATAATGGCGGACAACGAACTCGAACAGACTCATACACTGACGCAGACGGCTATGCCTTCCATTGGTCCGGACTTCCCGCCGGACCCGGACAGCAAGCCGATTGGGCGGTGCTACGCGGAGCAAATGGAGGCAAAGGCTGCTGTGATGGCGCTTCGTGCTGCCCAACAGCGTGTGCGGGAAACTGTGAGTGCCTTCGGGGACTGCCGTGCTCGTGCGGCTGCCAGTGCGGGGGATTTTGCGGCAGCGAATCAATCCGATTTTGACATGATCACGGCTGGCCTGTTTGACATGATGACCGCGCAATTGACGGACCTGGAAAACCTCATCAACCGCGAGTGCGGCAACTGCCTGACGGACGACACAGACAAGCAAACGGACATCACAGAATGACCCCTACCGATCTTCTCGCCCTGATCCAGTCTGACCCGCAGGCCCGGCAGTTATTTGCTGATGGCAACGACACGGAGTGCGCTGTGCGGTGCGGTGTAATTGCCCCACCGGTGCGTCAGCGAGTGCCAGCCGATAAAGTACAGGAAATCAGCAGCCTGAATGGGCTCTGGGGAACGCTGAAAATCGCGGCTCTCAACACAACTTTAACAGACCCGCCGCGTGGGGCTGCGATTGCGTTCATTGATTGGGTTGAGGCCGGGCGAGCCTTGGACATGGACAACCCCGCGGTTCAGCAAATGGCTGCAACGCTGGTGAGTTATTCGCTTGCGACCGCTGCACAGGTGGCTGAACTGTCCGCCGCAGCAAACACACCGCAGACGTTTACCGCTGCCGAAGTCGGTGCAGCAAGGCAGGAGGGACTGACGAATGGCGTTACCTGATTACATCGAAGCCACACAGGGAACTGCGATTATTTGGGGGGAAGCCGGCGCGTCTGGCGTCACAGCAACGCTCAGTGTTGATGGTCTTGCCAACGGCTCAGCGCAGCAAGGAAACTCAGTCGATCTCGGTGCAAACTTTGCTGATGAATACCTCGTGTATTTGCAAGTTGAAACAGGCACGGCACCAACCGCAGGAAACACAGTCGAAGTCTATTTGCTTAGCAGTTACGACAACAGCACATGGCCGGCAAAAGCCACCGGCTCAAATGGCAGTTACACGCTCGGGACATCTGACGCAAACCTACGACAAGCCGGACCGCCTGCAATCACGCTCATTGCAACCAACGACAGCAACACCGTGTTGACGCAAGCCCCGACAATTTGGCGTCCCCGTGGTCGATACGTCGCCCCAATCATCGACAATAACCTCGGGCAAGCATTTCGCGACGAGACGACCGCAACCGACAACGGAACGCGAATAATCCTCGTTCCACGCAGGACGGTAGTCAATGATTAGCCCGTCATGGAGCGACTATGGCACCTACGATGAATCCGCCTATCCGGATCTATGGGACGGCGTCGTCGGCTATTGGGCTCCGTGTCTCGGCCCGACTGGGTTGCGATTGCATGACGTGAGCCGTGGCAACAATTGGGGCACGCTCACAAGCATGGACGCAGCCACTGACTGGACCGTAAGTAGCGGTCAATACTCGCTCGATTTCGATGGCTCAAGCGATCATGTTTTGTTGTCACACCTGCCTTACACAAAATACGCTAACGGCACAATTGCGGCGTGGGTGAAATCAAGCAGCGACATAAACCAAACGGTCTTTGCTGTAGGCAATTCCGCGGATAGCAACGTGCTGTGGCAATTTGGCTATGGTGGCAGCCCGACTGGCACACTGACGAACGAATTGCTTTGGGTTTTGTTGCGAGGGTTTTCGGGCGCAACACTGGCTACTGTTGGCTACACCACGGCGACGCGCACGGAGTTGATCGACGGGAACTGGCATCATATTGCAGTAACAGGTAATGGGTCATCATTCTCTCTGTACCTCGATGGAGTTTCAAAAACCCTCAGTGTTTCAAATCAATACGCACAGTCTAATAATGGTTTATGGTTTAGCTCTATTGGCGTAATAGACTTTGCGGCACTTGCTGCGGCACGAATCGGCGGAACTGTGTATCAATATGCCAACGGCAATCAGGACGATATTGGATTGTGGTCCCGCGCCTTATCGGCAAGCGAAATTTGGCAACTCTACCAATTAGGTCGCGGCGGAATGCTGCAGCGCCGCTCCCGTCGGCGAGCCTATTTATTCATGCCGGGCGTCAACATTCCAATTCTGACCGCTCGCAACTCAATCATCGGAGGCGGCACAATATGAGCTATCCCCGCAACGCCGCATCCCCGCCGATTGTTGCAGTTGGTGCGATCTATCTGATTGCAGATGGCACGATACAAACCAGCGGCGCATCAGTCCGCGTCAAAACCGGTTCAGGAGCATGGGCAACAGGTGCAGGAGCGCTCGCGTGCGATACTGATTCAGGCATCTGGACATACGTTCCGACGCAGGGCGAAACTAATGCAGAATCATTCATCGTTGCAATCTATAAATCGGCCTGCACGTCGCAGCATCAGACGGTTGCTACGTCGGCATCAGCGACGGCTGGCTATGCTGGAGTAGACTGGGGCAAAATCGCGGACAAAACGGCGACTGTGGCGTTGACAAACACCACGATCAACGCCGCGCCTATCGCCGACGCTGTTCTTGATGAATTGATCAGCCAGCACCTAACCTCAGGCAGCCTCGGCTGGGCGATCAACCAGATCCGAAAAGCGAACCAGACGATCGAGGGCACCGTGCTTGCCAGCCCAACGCCTACGACTACCGTCTTTTCGGTCAGTGGCATCAACTACCCGACAGGAGCGTTCAAACACGCTGTGCTTTTATTCGCCGACGATGCTTCCATCGCCGAACAAAACAGCCCGATCCTCACCTATACGAACAACGGCGACGGCACATCGACAATCACGGTCGAGGAGGCATTCACGGCAGCACCAGCAACCGGAGACAAAATCCTGATTATCCCGACAACGCACGTGCATGCTGTGGCGGCGATTCAGGGCGAAATACCTGACAGGCTGGGCTATTTGCTCTCAATCCTCGCCGGTGCAATCAGTGACGCAGGGACAGCGGCAGAGACATACACGATCACGCTTGGGGCGAACACGTTTACTGTGGATTACTCTGGGCTCGATGCGGCAGGTAACAGGACAGGGGCGACCCTGACGAAGACATGACAAGCAACATTGGGGCAGTAGAAGTTGACGGGCCGGATTTGCTGCCGCAATTGTCGGTGACGGTGAAGATCCGTAATAACTGGAGATTCCTGATTCGAAACTGGATCGGCAGTTGGTGCTTGCGTGTTGCGAGTTGGTGTTTTCCCGGCATGGAAATCAAGTTTCACGAGGACGCTGAGGAATGAGTACAAAAATAAAATCAGAGGTGCTGTTTCAGGAACTCAAGCGACTGATTGAGATTCCGGCAAACGTGCGAAAACTCGTTTTGACCGTGGAGATCAATGAGCCAGTTGCGGTTGTGTTTGACTGTTTGGCGTCTGAGCCAAAGGAGCCTGCTGAATGAGCGTCGGACGATACATCATGCGGCCCCGCGTGTTTCAGGGGCGGGCGTTTGCGGGGTGGGCGCTGGCTAATGCTGGCGCACCACCGTCAGCGCCTGTTTACGGTCGACTAATTGCCGCAGGTGTATATGCGTCTGGTGTTGTCGCGGGCGAATCCTACCAAAGCGGGCACAAAGCAGCGCAAACGTATTCATCCGGCATTGTTGCGGGGAGTGTGCAATGAGTTGCGATCCGATTGTTGGGTGTGCGAATGAAGATAGTACGCTGTCAATCATGGCTCGGGTTGAAGTTGATGGCAGCAATTGGACCACGGCAAGCGTCACGGCAATCAGCTGGAAAGCGTGGGACATCAACGACAGAGACACAGCCTACAAGAACGGATCGCTGACGGTAGGTAATGTGGTGTTCAATTCGCTGCAGACTGACGCACGATGGACCACGGACGCTACCGGGTACAATTTTCGCCACGACATTTCAAACAGCGTGTTCACCGACCCGGGTAAATACCGGATCGAATACACAGCCAGCCTGACGGGTGGCACACAGATTATTCTTGGCCCGTACCTGCTGCAGATCAATGACATGTGGACGGACGGCGAAGCATAAAACGCAATGAAATTGCAGTAGGTACTATATGAAAAAAGCGCTCCATACCGCACACTTCGCCCAAAATCGCGTACACTCTCTTGCATAGGTGGCGAAATGCCAGCAAAACAGGACACGCGACAGAACGTAGAAAGCAGCGAACACCGCAAACGACTGATGGAAGTCGGCGAACTACCAGAGATCGCCAACCCGCAGCGCCGCGAATACTGCCGCACCGACCTCCACGCCTTCTTGCTGAGTTACTTCCCGGAAACCACAGGCCTCAAGCCATTCAGTGACGACCAAAAAGGCGCCATCATCCGAATGCAGCGAGCGATTCTGCAGGGCGGGTCTCGGGTGCTCAATTTGTTTCCCCGCGGCTTCGGCAAGACCACCATCAGTGAAAACGCCGCACTGTGGGCGATCCTATACGGGCACAGGCGATTTATTCCAATCATCGGCGCGGACGAACACGCCGCGAAGGACAACATCGAGTCTATTAAAACCGAGCTACTCACCAACGACCTCTTGGCCGAAGACTTTCCGGAGGTGGTGTGTTGCGTTAAGCACCTCGAAAACAAGGCCCAGCGAGCACGAAGCCAGACATACAAAGGCGAGCCCACATTCATCCAATGGGGGCAGGATACGCTGGTGCTCCCGTCGATAAAAAACGAGATCGGCGAATGGACAGCGTCTAGCGGCGCAATCGTGACGGCCCGCGGCCTGACTGGTCGGATCCGCGGCATGGCCCATAAGCGACCCGACGGGACAAAACAACGACCTGATTTTGTCATCATCGACGACCCGCAGACGGACATCAGCGCACTTAGCCCCGCGCAATGCACGAAGCGACTCAGTCTGATCCGCAAGGGTGTCCTTCGGCTCGGTGGCCACACAGAGCAAATTTCGGCCGTAATGAATGCCACAGTAATCATTGAGGATGACGCTGTCGATCAGTTGGCAGATCACCAAAAGCACCCGGAGTGGGAAGGGCTCCGCATTCCAATGCTCAAGCGGTTTGCCGACGAGCATGAGAAATTCTGGCTCGGCGAATACGCAGACCTTCGCCGCAACTACAACCCGGAAGACCCACACGACCGCAGCCGCGCAATTGAGGCGAGCAATCAGCTCTATCTTGCAAATCGTGAGCGAGCAGACGCTGGGGCGCTCGCCACATGGGACGAGTGCTATTCCGTCGGTGAATACTCAGCCATTCAGCATGCTTACAACATTCTGATCGACGACGGCGAGGACGTGTTTGCTTCGGAATGTCAGAACCAGCCGCTCAGGCTTAATCACGGTACGGGCTTCCTTTCCGCGGGCGAAATCAATCGCGACCGCGTCGGCACTTGGCAGCGACTGCCGAACGACACGGTGGCCGTCGGTTTTCACATCGACGTGCAAAAGCGGCTGCTGTATTGGACCTGCGTAGGCATTTCGGCTGACTTTCGCATTTACCCGATCTACGGCACCTACCCGCAACAAAAAACCAGCACCTTCGAGTACCGGGCGGTGAAGCTGTCGATTCAGCAGGTCCACCGTGGGCTGTCCGAGGAAAAGGCAATCGAGACAGCATTGGGCAAGCTGCTGGAGGATTTGACACAGCGACAATGGGAGCGGCAAGACGGCAGCCAGATCCCGTTCGACATCGGCCTGATTGACGGCGGCTATCAGCCCGCAGCAGTCCGGCAGGCAATTGCACAGTCGCCACAGAAAAACCGGCTATTTGTGACGTTTGGCCGCGGCATCAAAGCCGGCGACGTGCCAATGTTGCAGCGTGCAAAGCGACCGCACGAAATACGCAGTGCAGACGCAGCCATTCCATGGATAATGCAGCCGGACGCCACAACAAAATCAATGCGAAATGTTTTCGTTGATTCAAACAGCGTCAAAACCTTCTTGGCTCGGCGAATTGCAACTGACGCTGGCCGGGCCGGATCGTTTGAGTTGTCGAAAGGCGAACACCGCCGCTACTGCGAGCACCTTGCCGCTAGCGAATATGCGACCGAAACGACAGGCCCGCACGGCTCAATTCTTGAGTGGCGACAATTGCCAGGGGCGCCAGATAATCACTGGCTCGACACAACCTGCGGAGCGATTGTTGCGTGCAGCATTGGAGGCAAGGTATCATTCACCAGATCCGCAACGCCACAGGCAGCGGGAAGGGCACAGCGAAAGAAAGTGAGTTATCTATGACCGGCAAGCGACAGCAGGCAAAACCGTGGACACCTCCGCCGCCGATTGACGTGCAGCGATTGAGGCAGCAAGCACCAGCACAGACGCCGCCAACGCAGGCGGCCGCCGCATCTGCTCGGGTGGCTGATTGCGTCGTCGAGGAAGTCCCGGCCGCGTGTCCGCGCTGCCAGTCAACCGATCGGGAGCAACTGGAGGGCACGATTACCCGCAACATTTCGGGCATGACCCGCGACGGCCGCACATTTACCCGCGTTCGCTGGGCTTATTGCACCTGCCGCAAGTGCTCCCAGCGTTACAGGGTAATCCGCCGTGAAAACTCGGGTGAATAGTTCGGAATCCGAAATCCTGCGGTTGCTGGCCCCACAGTAAGCCGCCAAACTCGCACCCATGGCAAACCTCCAAACACTTCGTGAACGTCGAGACGCGCTTGAGGCCGCAATTGCAAGCGGCGTCACGTCGATCTCTGTTGATGGGCAGATGACTACATTTGCCAGTCTGCAGGATCTGCAGCGCGTCTTGAACCGCATCAACGACGAAATCGCGGAGTGTACCGGCCAAAACAAGAAACGGCCGCGGGCTGCGTCTGTCTATTTGGGGGCCAGCCCATGACAACGCTTGCCAACCGCGTCGCCAGATTCTTTCAAACAGGCTACGACGCTGTCAAAACGAGCGGCAAGCGTAAGTCGGCCCCGACTATCCTCAAGAACGAGGACAATGAACTAAAAGGGCAAGACCGGCACGCACTGCTCGGGACTACGCGAGACCTCGCCCGCAACTTTGCGCTGGTGGCATGGGCGATCCGCAAGCACCTCGATTACGTCTCAATGTTTGACTTTCAAAGCCGGACGCAGATCCCGGAATTGAATGCACGGATTGAATCACTGATGGCGGACTGGCAGTTGCCGCAAAACTGTGATGCTGCCGGCCGTCATTCATTTCCGCGAATGCTCAGGCTGTTTGAGTCCTGCCGCACCAGCGACGGCGACGTGTTCGCACTGAAACTCAACAGCCTTCAGTTGCAGGCAATCGAAGGCGACCGCATCAGGCAGCCGCAAGACGCTGAAATTCTGAATCGTGGTGAGTGGTTCAACGGCGTCAGGGTCAACGCGGCAGGCGGCGCCGCTGAATACGCACTGTGGAACAGATCCGGCGATGGCCGATTTGAGTTTGCTCGCAGCCTGCCAGCAAGTCGCGTCATTCATCACGCCTATTTTTCGCGTTTCGATCAGGCACGGGGCATCAGCCCGCTGGCCGCCGCCGTAAATTCCTTCCGGGACGTCTACGAGGGCATCGACTACGCATTGGCGAAAATGAAGGTGGAGCAGTTGTTTGCTCTCGTGTTCTATCGCGACGCAAACGACACAGTGGCGCCTTTGACCGACGGCAGCAGCGAGGCAAACGGCTACTCGGTAAACTTCGGAAAGGGGCCGGTGCAGTTGGATCTGGACCCCGGCGACAAAGCCGAATTCCTCAAGACTGACAACCCCGGCAGTAACACCCGCGAGTTTATTCAGGTGGTTCTGTCGATCGCGATGAAGTCACTCGACCTGCCCTACAACTTTGCGGACGAGTCGTTTACAAATTTCTTCGGCTCGCGTGCCGCGTGGCTGCAATATGACCGCGCTTGCATCGCCAAACGTGCGGACATTGCCGAGTTTCTCCGCAAGATCACGGTTTGGCTTTATCAAGGCTGGATCGCATCTGGCCGGCTGGTTATTCCTGAGGGCATGACCATTCGCGACCTGTCGTTTGAGTGGGTTCACCGCGGAATGCCATGGTGGGACCCTGCAAAGGAAATCAACGGCAACGTGGCAGCCATTCAAGCGGGACTAGACAACCCCTACCGTATCTGCAAAGAAACCGGCCGCGGAGAATTCGAAGAAAACGTGGACGCCATCGCACGGGCTCAACAATACGCTCGGAGCAAGGGTGTGGCGCTCAATTACGCCATGCAGCCTGTCGAGCAACCTGACGAAGACGATGACGAAGACGATAATGAGATTGAGCGAGTACCAGAACGCAACACAAGGGGCCGACTATGAACAGCGTGATTGAAATGCCACTGAAGCACTTCCGCGCCAAACTAGCCCGTGGTGCTGGTGCCGTTGAGCGCGAGGGCGGCAAATATGGACACGGCGCCATTTACGGCGTCAGCGTGATAACCCGCGGCGAAGCGCTCGGGCACAGCATGTGGATCGACGAGCAATTTCTGGCAGACACCACCGCCGCAATCAACAGAGGCGAAAGCGGCATCAAGGCGCGTTTCACGCATCCCGGGCTGTCTTCCGATGGGCTCGGCAAATACCTTGGCCGCATCACCGATGCTCGCATGGAAGGCAACAAGGTGCTGGCCGATCTGCACTTTCAAGAGTCAGCGACCAAAACGCCAGATGGAAACCTTGCGGATTACGTCATGCAGCTGGCAGAAGACGATCCGCAGTCGTTTGGCCTGTCTATTGTTTTCGATGTCAACGAAGAGCAGATGACGCAGCACCGCGAGGAGCACACATTCGGCGAGCCGGCAAAATTCGTCAGCCCCGACGAGGAAAACAAAAACAACTACCCACACGCACGCATGAGCAGCCTTCGGGCTGCCGACGCTGTGGATTCCCCAGCCGCCAATCCTGATGGCCTGTTTCATCGCGAGCAGGAAATCGCACAGGACGCCGATGGGCTCTTTGCATTCGCTTTGGGGTTATCTGCCGACCAGCCCCAGCTGCGAGCACTCAGCGTCGATCCTGACCGCGTCAGGGCTGCTGTGGTGCGATTCATGGATCGGCACGGATTGACTCTCCAGAAAGGATCGGAACCAATGGCGAACACCGCCCCCGCGGGTGATCCCGCACCGATTCCGCAACCGACGCGCGAAGACTTCGCCGCTGAGTGCAAGCGTTTCATCGCTGCGTTTGGCGCGAGAGGTGGCGAGTGGTTTGCGGATGGCAAGACCTACGGCGACTGCCAGGATCTGCTGATTGCAGACCTGCGGGCTCAATTGTCCGCGAAAGACGAGCAGTTGGCAGAACTGCAACAGCGGCTGGCCGCAATCGACCTCGGCGAGCCTTCGCCGGTAAAGTTTGCTGACAACACCAGCCCTGAAAAACCACAGGCCCGCAGCCTCAACGCTGGCGTGGCTCAGCGAATCCGAATGCCGCAACCCGCTTTTCCGTCCGCAAACTGAAGGAGACATGATCCATGGCGAATGATTACGTAGCAATCAGCGACTTCGTCGCCGATGCTCTCGATGTTGCACGAACGGCGACCAGCGATCTATTGCTGGCTGCTCCGACCGTGGCGCGAATGCCCCGCATTGCACCTGCAGACGGCGGCACCGTCCACAAATACAACAAGTACACCGGCAAGCCGACTGTCGGCTTCCGCTCGGAAAACGACGGCCGCGAAAACGACCACAGCGAAGACACCGTGGTGAGCGTAAATCTCAAGATTTGCGACTTCTCGTTTGCTGTCGACATGGCCGTCGCCGATGGCTGGCGTGATGGTGGCGCTCAAGCGTACATCGCACGCGAAGGCCGCCGGCACCTGGAAGCGATGTTGTTCAAGCTCGAAC